TATAGATGCTGGACCATTTGCCCCAACAGCATTAGTGGCCAAAGCAACGTATCTTGTAACAACATCAAGAACCTTAAAGGAACGAATGCAAGTGCTAGGAACAAAGATTGAAGGGCGTGGAGAGGGTGAATAATCACCCATAAATACTGTATGGCATTCATTGGATTCAACACTCAAAATCAGTATAAAAAGTTCACGCTTACCGGATATCCTCTCATCAAACGTGACCTTTTAAATGCTCTCAACATACGACAAGGACAGTTGCCTGGCCGTCCGGCATACGGAACTGCTATCTGGGACTTCTTGTTTGAAAATCAATTGGAAGAACTAAACACTGCTATTGTAGCGGAAATACAAAGAGTCGCCGGCGGCGATCCTAGAATCTATATCAATGATGTTCAAAGTTATCCGCAAGATAATGGTATCCGTATTGAAATTGAACTTACAATTGTACCAAGTACAGAAGCACAACGATTGAGCATTTTCTTTGACCTGCAACAGCGATCAGCATCATACGTATAAACTGAGCGGTTTTTAACTTCCATAAATAAAAGAAGAGGCTCAGTATAATGGCAAAAACAACTAGACAAACAGCGATATTTGGTGTAGAGGATTGGAAACAGATCTATCAAACCTATCGCGAAGCTGACTTTCAAAGTTATGACTTTGAGACTCTGCGAAAAAGTTTTGTTGATTATCTACGTTTATACTATCCAGAAACATTCAATGACTACATTGAATCATCAGAATACATTGCGTTACTGGACGTTATTGCGTTCATGGGACAAGCACTTGCTTTCCGCACAGACCTAAACACACGTGAAAATTACCTGGACACAGCAGAACGTCGTGACAGTGTGGTTCGTTTGGCCAACTTGGTCAGCTACACAGCCAAACGTAACATTGCCGCACAAGGGTTGCTAAAAGTATTTTCAATCAACACCACAGAAAATGTAGTGGATTATCAAGGTGTGAATCTTTCCAATCTTACAGTAAATTGGGCAGATCAAACCAATCCAGACTGGCAAGAACAGTTCACCACAATTATTAACGCTAGTTTAGTGGATACACAAAAAATTGGCCGGCCGGGTAACAAACAAACTTTGTTGGGTGTGGTCACCAACGAATATGGCATTAATCTTGTGCCCGGATACTTGCCTGTTGTTCCTTACACTGCTATTGTTGATGGTGTAAGCATGCCATTTGAGGCCATGAGCTCAACATCAGCAGGCGAAAATTATTTGTATGAGCCACCGCCTAAGGCCAACGTACCATTTAATGTGTTGTTTCGCAATGACAGCTTGGGCTTCCAGTCAGCTAACACTGGCTATTTCTTTATGTTCAAACAAGGTGTGTTGCAAAACCAAGACTTTAACCTAAGTGAAAAAGTTAGTAATCGCACAGTAAACATCAATATTGAAGGTGTCAATAACGAAGACCGTTGGTTATTTCAGCTAGACAATGTAGGCAGTGTCAGCCGTGAATGGGCCTATACAGAAAACATCTATTCGGCTGGGGCTGAACAAATTGGCACAGACCTACGTCCCATCTACACAGTAACGTCAAGAACAAACGATCAAATCACAATGGTGTTTGGCGATGGTGTATTTTCGGAAATTCCAGTAGGCACCTTCCGTGCGTATGTTCGTGCATCAAACGGATTACAATACATCATTAACCCTGAAGAGATGCAAGCAGTAACTATCCCTGTTAGTTACATTAGCCGACAGGGCAATTTAGAAACACTAACATTTACTTGTGGTATTACACAACCTGTCAGTAACTCACAAGCACGTGAAACTATTGATGCTATCAAGCAACGTGCTCCTGCACGTTATTACACACAAGACCGTATGGTCAACGGCGAAGACTATAACCTCTTTCCTTATACACAATACAATTCAATTGTTAAATCCAAAGCATTGAATCGTGCCAGCATTGGTACTAGTCGTTACTTGGATCTAGTTGACAACACTGGCAAGTACTCTTCAACAAATAGTTTTGGCAGCGATGGCGGTTTGTGGGAACAAAATATTTTACCCACAATTTTGTTCTCGTGGACCAACCGTAATGAGATTGCCGACTTTGTTGCTAACCAAGTGCAACCGTCGATTAGCACAACTACAATGCGTCAGTTCTATTACGAAAACTTTCCTAGAGTTACAGCCAGTACTTTGCCCACATATGGTGGAACAACTTGGATATCAGGAGCAAGCTGGACTCAAAGCACTACACTAGCAAATGAGACCACAGGATATTTTAAGAACGCTGTTTACTCACTAGCCTGGCCAACAGGATCACCTATTCCTGTAGGGTCCACCACAACCACAGCATTCAAATATGTGGCAGTGGGCAGTTTGATTAAATTTGTGCCACCAGCCGGCTATTACTTTGATAAAAATAACAAATTACAACAAGGCGTGCCTAGTGCCGCAGATCAAAAGTTAGAAATTTGGGCCAGTCCTATCAGCATCCAGGGCACCGGATACAACAACGGCCTTGGCAATCTTGCGTCAGGTGCAGGCCCTGTGGCACTCAATAACTTTATACCTACTGGTGCACTGGTAGACACAATTATTCCGCTATTTGTAACAGACATTCCAGTATCAATTGAACAAAGTATTGCTGAACAAATTTTGTTAAATCGTAACTTTGGCTTGGGCTATGACAACAACGGCGACATCACTGGCACACCTGATTCATGGTACCTGATTTCTAGTACTAACTTAGACCAAAATGCTTCATGGAGTCAAACTATTCCCGGAGATGCTGGCAATCAAGACGGTGTAAATTCTGATGCAAGTTGGTTGATCCAGTTTGTGGTACAAAATCAAAATTACACCGTGACCTTCCGTGGACTTGCGTACTCGTTTGGGTCAGTGCTACAAACACGTTTCTTCTACTATGATGGCGGCCAAATTTATGACAGCCGCACAGGCACAGTAATTAAAGATTTTATTAACTGTTTGGCAGTTAACACTAGGCCTGATTCAACAGATCATTTGCCCGGCGATATCTACATGACCATTACTGGACAGCCGGTTGAAAGCGACGGTTATGTTGATGACTTCCAGGTATTGGTTGGCTACAGAGACAGTGACAACGATGGAGTACCTGATAACCCAGACTTCTTTACGGAGATTGTGGCGCCAACAGTGAACCCCACACAAAAATATGTATATCTCCAGAAGACTGTGGACTTTGATAACTTGCAACGTTATTTGTTAGTAGAGCCCGGCATAGTCACTAGTGACTACAGCACGTATGAGGAAATTGAATTACAAAAATTAGCCTGGTCGCCAGGACAAGTATTTTATGCTTACGACCAAAGTGCTTTCTACCAACTGTCAGTTGGCGTTACTGGAGTACGGAACCTAATTGATGTGTCAGAAGAATGGATTGCCAAAATTGGCCGCCAATCATTGTATTTTCAATATCGCCACAATGCACCGTTGACCACCCGCATTGATCCAGGCACAACCAACATCATTGACTTGTATGTTGTAACATTAAGTTATTACACCTCGTATCAAAATTGGATTCGCGATACCACTGGCACTGTGCCAGAACCAGCAATTCCCACAATTGATGAATTGTCTACGGAGTATCAAGGCCTACAAGATTATAAAATGTTGAGCGACAACATTATTCTTAATTCGGTAGTGTTCAAACCATTGTTTGGTGCCAAAGCCGCACAAGAACTACGTGCCACAATCAAAGTAATTCGCGCTCAAGGCTCTACTGCCAGCACCAGTGAAATTAAAAGCAGTGTAGTTGCGGCCATGAACACATATTTCTCAATTGACAAGTGGAACTTTGGCGACACATTCTATTTCTCAGAACTTGCGGCTTACCTGCACAGAGAACTTGGAACAATCATTAGTTCAGTGGTGCTGGTACCGTTAAACAGTCAGAAGTATTTTGGAGACTTATACGAAATCCGTTCAGCACCAAACGAAATATTTGTAAATGGTGCAACAATCAACAACATCGAAGTTATTGAAGCATTGACCAGTACCAACTTGCGTACTGCCCCCGGTAGTGGAGTTATTTGATGGCTAATACACGAAGTGTAGATTTTCTTCCTGAGATTTTTCAGACTGATGCCAACAAGCAGTTCCTAGCAGCCACACTGGATCAATTGATCCAAGAGCCTAATTTTAGAAAAACACAAGGTTTTATTGGTCGTACAGTAGGTCCGGGTGTGAATCCCAATGACAAATATGTTGTTGAACCCACAGCCACGCGAGCTAACTATCAACTAGAGCCGGGCGTTATTAGTTTGGTTCCCGAAACTGATACTATTAAAAATGCCATTACCTATCCAGGATTAAATGATGCAGTGAGTTTTCAGGGCGGCGCCGGTACTCGCCCTGATAGACTGTACTCAAGTGAATACTACACCTGGGATCCGTTTATTGATTTTGATGCATTTATCAACTTCAGTCAATACTACTGGTTACCTAACGGCCCTGACGCAGTTACAGTTTCTGCAACAGAGATTCCTACTACTAATAATTTTGTAGTTACATCTAATAACAATGCTTATAATTTTACAGGAACCTACGGAGACAATCCTGTAATTGAAGTTGTTCGTGGCGGCAGTTACACTTTCCAAGTGTCTGATCAATTTTGGATTCAGTCTGCACCTGGCATATCAGGAACCATTCCAGCAACTCCAAATATCAGCAGTAGAGATGTTTATGGTGTGGCCAACAATGGCGCATCATCAGGCACAGTAGTTTTTAACGCACCGGTCAAAGATGCTCAAAGTTTTTATTACAACCTAAACAACCTTGGCACCATTGATCTAATAGCTGAATTAAATTTTGATCAAATCAACAATCAACCCGTAGCAGATTTTATAGCGCAATACGGCGGAATTGATGGCACAACTAATTTGAATGGTCGCACATTGGTTTTTACTAACCCTTATGCTACCGGTTGGGAACGCACTACATTTTTTGATCCATTGTTTGCTGGATCTGCCAACAATGGTCTGCCCGGCAGCTATGACTCATTGCCGTTTGCTCAAACAACCGAAATACTCCCATCTGATAGATATCAAATTTGGACTATCAGCTATGTAACTGTTGGCAACACTGAATATCTTTATTTGTCACCAACAGGTACTATTGCTAACCTTGACAAATTTACAGTCAGTTATGGCACTGTTTACAGTAGTACGCAATGGTATAAAAATCGTGATGGAATAATAGTTCGTATTCCATTATTAACAGCAGTGCAAGATACATTGTATTACCAGTCCGGTACCAATCCAGACATCTTTGGTCGCATTGTTTTGGTTCAACCAGCCGATAATAAAATTTTAAACGTTGACAATATCATTGGCAGTAAAGTATACACCAGTCCCAATGGTGTAACATTTAGCAATGGTCTTAAAGTAAGATTCACTGGAGAAGTTGTTCCAGCTAGTTATAAATCTGGTACCACTAGTTTCTTGTGCAATGCTACAGAAGCTGGTACAAATTACATTACAACTTATAACTCTTCAGGATTATACGTTGGACAACCAGTTGTGTTTACTGATCCTACCCTGGGCGGCATAGAAGTTGGAAAAACTTATTACATAAGATCAATTGCAGTAAACGGGATTAAGTTTACATTGAGCACAATTCCTAATGGTTCAATTTTACAATTAGAAAACGGCACCGGCAATATGAATGCTGTTGCTCTTAGTAACTTTGAATATTATGTTAGCGGAGTTGGCGCAGCCATTGAACTGTTGCCAGTTGAAGATTTTAGAGTGTATGAAAGTTATGCTACAGACTATAACGACAGCACACTTGCAGTAGAACCAACAGACTTAGATTATCTAACTATCAGTCGTGCCAGCAAAGATTTAAATGCTTGGACACGTAGCAACCGTTGGTTCCATCTTGATGTTATCAATGCCACAGCTGATTACAATCGTACAACAGCTGAGTTGGATAATAATTACCGAGCCAAACGACCAATTATACAATTCCGTCCAGGTATTCGTTTATGGAATATGGGTACTCAAGGCAAAGCACCAGTGGACAGCATTGACTTTACGGAAACTGATGCGTTTTCGAATGTCGAAGGTACTACCAGTTACACCACCGCCAATGGTTATACATTAACCGAAGGCGCACGAGTTATATTTGCAGTTGATGAGGATGTGTCAGTTCGCAATAAAATTTATGTGGTAAGTTTTGTTACCCCAGATACTATACCACCACTGATTGCACAACCAATTATTGTGTTAACAGAAGCCACTGATGGCGCAGTTCAACTTGACGAATCTACTGTTTGTTTATATGGTACTGACATAGCCGGCAAAACTTTTTGGTATGACGGTGCCGATTGGATTGAATCACAACAAAAAACAGCAATACAACAAGCGCCGTTGTACAATGTGTATGACATTGATGGTGTGAGTTTTGGTAATCAGACCAAATATCAATCTAGTGATTTTTTAGGCTCAAAGTTATTCAGCTACGCAGTTGGTGACACAACTATTCTTGATCCTGTATTGAAATTCCCATTGCAATATCTAAACATCAACAACGTTGGTGATATTGTGTTTGACAACAACTTGTATGTTGACACATTTACATACACTATTGACAACGTTAGTTCAGTTGAAGATATCAGTTCAGGTGCCGCACGAGAGTACGACACACGATTAACTTACCAGAAACTAATTGGATGGCAGACTGCTGTTGTTGAACAACAAATTTATCAACAGTTCAAGTTCACGTATAATGGACAACCACTCAAACTTGACGTTCCTGCGCTGGCACAAACATCAATAGCTGTTCCTGTTGTAAAAGTTTATGTTGGTAGTAGTTTCTTGGAATCTAGTCAGTATACCTACACTGTTGGAACCAACAGCACTATTATTACGTTGACCAACACTTACTTGCCTACTGATGTTATTGAAGTACTTGTACTAAGCAATGTGACCAGTAACGTAGGTTTCTATCAAGTTCCAAACAACTTGCAAAGCAACCCGCTAAATGCAAATAGTCCAGGCTTTACACTAGGTACTATTCGTACTCACTACGAAACCATTTGTGAAAACTTGTTAGGCCTAAGTGGTCCTATCAGTGGTGCCAACAACACCCGTGACCTTGGAAATATTATTCCTTACGGTTTAGAAATCTTGCAACAAAGTAGCCCGCTGACCTTGGCCGGCTACTTTATGCGTAGTCCTAGTTACAATATTTTTGCATCATTGCAATACAACAGCCGCGAATACATCAAGTTCAAAGCACAAATGCTTGATGCTGTGCTGGCCCAAAATAACATAGCACTTAGAACCACGCCCGAAATTCTTGACCAAGCTCTACAAGATATTACATTAGGAAAACTTGAATCTCAGCCGTTCTACTGGAGCGACATGATTCCACAAGGTGTTACAACATATAGTAATGCCTACACTGTGGGCCTGACTACTCGAGCCACATTTGATACTGTACAAGTCTATAACTACACATCATCCAACTATCTTGGTCTTTGTGTGTACATCAATAATGTTATTTTAACAAGAGATAAAGATTATGTTGTGGCCCTAGATGGTCCACGGTTAACAATAACAGTTGCTCTTGTGTTAGGCGATGTGGTTACAATTAACGAATACAATGCTACCTATGGTAGCTTTATTCCCAACACGCCTAGTAAGATGGGATTATACCCTAAGTGGGAACCAGAGATTACTACTCTGGTGACGTCAAATGGCACAGGCGAGTTTATTATTGGCCACGACGGCAGTGAAACTCCTGTGTTTGGCGATATCCGTGATGATGTATTGTTGGAATTTGAAACTAGAATTTACAGCAATATCAAGAATGATGGTAACCCAGTTCCTCTTACTGTAGAAAATGTATTACCTGGCCAATTCCGCGACACAGGATACAGCTTTGAAGAAATTAATACTATCTTTGGCACAGACTTGTTGAGCTATTGTGGTTGGAACAAGTTAAACTACAAAGAACAAACATTTAATGCTACCAATGAGTTTACCTGGAACTATAGTGGCACCACCAACAAACTTAATAATGAAAATTTACTAGGTGCCTGGCGCGGTATCTATCGTTATTTCTACGACACACAACAACCCAGTTACACACCCTGGGAAATGCTGGGGTTTTCAATTGAACCCACCTGGTGGCAAGATCGTTATGGTCCTGCACCATACACAGCAGACAACTTGGTGTTGTGGGATGATCTGGCAGCGGGTCTTGTGGCCGACCCGTTAGTGCCGTACTACAAACCTGCATACGCAAGACCCGGATTAACATCGGTTATTCCTACTGGTCCAGAGGGCGAAATATTAAGCCCACAAAACGCCGTAGTGGGCAATTCACCGCTGAATCAAAATGTTAACTCACGCTATCAAAAGAGTTGGGCCATTGGTGATGGTGGTCCAGTTGAAGCTTCATATTGGAATTCAAGCGGATATGCATTTTCAGTAATGCATGTGTTAGCAGTAACTCGCCCGGCAAAATTCTTTGCACTATTTGCAGACCGAGATTTATATAAATTTGATACTGATTACAACCAGTATCTTTACAATCAACGTTACAGATTAGATGCTAATGGTATTGAAGTGTATGGCAACGGCGCAAGCAAAGCCA